GTGGCAAGCGTGGCCCGCAGGGTCCGGCAGGCCCCAAGGGTGCCACGGGCGAGCAGGGTCCCGTGGGTCCGGCAGGCCCCAAGGGTGACACGGGCGAGCAGGGTCCGCAGGGCGAGAAAGGCGACACGGGCGAGAAGGGCGACACGGGCGAGCAGGGTCCCGTGGGTCCGGCAGGCCCTCAGGGTCCGCAGGGTGAGAAGGGCGAGAAGGGCGACACGGGCGAGCAGGGTCCCGTGGGTCCGGCAGGCCCTCAGGGTTCGGGGTGCGCCGATTCCATTGTGGACGTGGCGTATACGCTTGTGCCGTCTGAGTCCGTGGTTTTCGAGAAGATTTGTCTGTGTCTTGATATGGGTGGAGATGGCGGGGAGGTATCGGAGATCCCCCGTTTTGCAGAATTGTGCAAGGACAATGTCGAATTGGGCCTTGACCCCGCCGCTGCCTCACATCCTTACGAGGTCACGTTTACCGGGTCGGTGAGCGGTAGCGAGGCGGAAATAGCGAAGCGGTTTGCCAGATACAATACCATTTTTCTTTATTCCATCAAGTTGAATGATGTGGAGTTCGATCTCGGCTATTGTGTGGACGCAAGCGACGCTACACGGCGGGGCAATTGCACGGGATACGAGTTTGAGGTGGGATTCTCCGGGGTCGAGGAATATACGCCGAATACACCTCTGCCGCTTGGCCTGCTGTTGAGCAAGGTGTCGATAAGCGTAGACACTTCGGACCCGGCGAATATGAGCGTCAGCTATTCCTTCACGCTCAGGCTGGATGCCGAGGCAGCGTTTGGCGGCACGCCGGGTGCGCTTCCTGCGACCATGTTGCGTGTGCAGGGGACACGTTGCGACGGTACGGTGTTCGAGGCGGATGTCGACCTGATGTCGATGCTTGTGGATAATGGCTTTGCCAACGCCACGTTCAGGAATTTGCGGGGCGACTTGACGATGATGTTCGATTTGGTACAGGCTACCGCACCTAATTACGACGGCGTGACTGTCTCCGACGAATATATCGAAGAGATTGATGGATACCGCGTACGAGCCGTTGATGTGGTGACGAAGAAGAACCGCATTGCCGACGCGGTCTATGGTAATGCGCTCGAACAGGCGGCGTTCAGAGGGCAGCTTGGCGATCCGCAAAGTCTGGTTTCCAACGCCGACAAGGTAATCACATCGTCCGTGTTGCAGGCATATGGAACGACGGACGGTATGCCGTCGGGCTATGACGGCAACACGGCCGCGTTGCTCATCACGCAGGCGTTCGGTGATACCAATGCTTTCAGTAATGGCAAGGACGTTATGCAGTTTGCGGTGTTCGAAGCGCTGGAGACGAACAGGCCCGATATATACTGGAGACACAGCCATTCGGCGGACAAGGACTTGCCTACATGGAGCGAATGGATTCGGTTGCGGTTCGAGCCTTTCGTCGGCGCTACCGCATCTGCGGCCGGCGCTGCGGGGTTTGTTCCTGCGCCTGCTGCGGGAGACCAGAACAAGTTCCTGTACGGAGACGGGAACTGGTCGCTGGTTACGGACGTGGCGATTGGGGGGAATGCGAGCGATCTGGCGAGCGCGCGGGGGCAGATAGGAGAGCTAAAAGTAGCAACGGCTACTGAATACCCATCAATCCTAACCATACGCAAATCATGCAGATTATATTTTAATGGAACCGAATGGGCGCAGGTGGCGGATCGTCCTTTTGAGGCTGGATACGGTGCCGTTGTTATCGCAGATGTCTCAAGTGGTGCTCTACGCGGTGAGATATGGGCCTTTTCGCTTTCGGGCAATGACGCATGGAAAGCTCAGTTTAATGAAAAGGGAACGTCTCCATTCGCCCGATTCGTCATGAGCAATGTAATAGGTGACGGCATTCGCGTCACCAACGGGATCATCTCCGTCCCCGAATACGACGGCGCGACGGCATCAGTAGCCGGGACAAGCGGCCTTGTACCGCCCGCAGCCGCCGGGCAGCAGGAAAGCTTCCTGACCGGAGGCGGGGAGTACAAGCCAGCGCTCACGAAGATTTCGGACAGCGTGAACTTGGCGAACTCGAAGACGGCGGCGTCCGCGAAGGCCGTGAAGACCGCCTATGACCTTGCGAACGCCAAGCAGGCAAACCTTGGGTTTACACCTGTACAGCAAGGCGGCGGAACGGGGCAAGGTACCAATAAAGTCTACATAGGATGGGCTACTGACGCGAGTGGGCTCAAGGCGCAGGCTGACAGCACTAACCTTGGAAACATCGTAACAACAGCAGGGGGAACAATAAAGGCTCCACAAGCTGCGTTGGCTGACCGCGCGCAGGTAGCCAACACTTCTGAAACTCTCTTTGTTACGGGCTGGGGAAACACAAAGTGGGGAAGCACTCCGTATGGGCGATCTCCCTTATACGTGTGGTGTTTGCCGAGCGGCGGATCTGACATGATGCCTTGTAGTCCCAGCGTTCTCTCTGCTGGTGCAGCTAACTTCTGCGCGTACACTCCTAACGTTCGCGTTGGCACCGATGGTTCAGTCCTCCCAGCCGGAGGAACTTGGAGAATAATGACCTCCAGAAATGGAGAAGGTGACATCATGGACTTGGCTGGCGGCTCTACTGTTAGCACTCCTCGCGGCGTTTTTATGGCAATCAGAGTTGCTTAGGGGGAATATAAGTATGGAGTATGGAAAAATCATTCATCGAACCTATGATGATTCTTATGTCGTCACAAAGAACGGTATGCCTTACCATGTGTACCCGTATTCTGCCCAATTCGCGGAAGAATGGGACGCCGTGTTCGCCTACGCCGAGGCGCACCCCGAATGCGTGACCGAGGAGCAGCCCTACGTCCCGCCCGTACCGACGCTTGAGGAAGTGAAGGCCGCCAAACTCTCCGAAATCAACGCGGCTGCGGACAGGGCCATAGCCACACTCACGGCGACCTATCCGGACCGGGAGATCAGCACGTTCGACAAGCAAGAAGCTGAAGCCCGCGCCTATGCCGCCGACCCTACGGCTTCAACGCTGCTTCTTTCGGCACTGGCCGAGGCACGGGGCATTTCTCTGCCCGACCTTGTGGAGCGGGTGCTTGCCAAGGCCGACGCCTTTGCCGTGGCTTCCGGTTCTATCATCGGGCAACGGCAGGCACTGGAAGATCGGCTTGATGCCTGTACGACGCTGGAAGAGGTGCAGGGCATCGTAGTCGATATCGTAATGCCGGGCGGGGGAGAAGCATGACCTACGGAAAGCGCACCCTGATCGCCGTTGACCAGCTCCTCAATACGCTCCTCGGCGGCTGGCCGGACGAAACCCTGTCCTCGCGCTGTTACCGCTGGGCGCGAGACGGGGTGAGAGCATGGCCCCGGCGCGTGGTGGACGGGCTGTTCTTTTGGCAGAGGGAGCATTGCAAGAGCAGTTATGAGAGCGAGAGGGAGGGGAGGCAGTCGCCGCCGGAATTGCGGCACGCAAAGGAACGCCGTGCATTGTCGGTGTCTTCTGCGGTTGTGGAAATCGACGGGCTCGAATTCGATGCCTCTCTCGATTCCATTTATCGCATGAACGCGGTCCTTTTCGCGGCGCAGTTGGATGCCAAGCCCGATTCCGCCGTGGTGCGATGGGTCATGTCGGACAATGTGGTTCGGGAGGTATCGTTGCGCCAGTTGCGCGCGGCGTATGTACAGGCGGTCGAGCGCTTGGTGTACGACTGGCCTGAAGTCTATACTGAGTTGAATAAGTAACGGTTACGGCACCACGCGGTTGACTCTGTATCAGCCGCGTGGTAATGAATTCAACGAACGGGCGAATGTGAGGATCTTTACAGAATGGCGAAAATCAATCCTTTGGTCTACAAAAACGACAGCCATCGGCCAGCGGGAGACGGGGATACGTTGAAGCCCTCGCTCATCCCGGTTGACTCGTCTGTGCAGGGAAAGTCTCTGCTCAAGAACGATGTCGATAAGGGCCTTTCGGCTGTCGCTGCCGACGCGCTTTCGGGCGATGCGGACAACGCGCTGAAGCTTGGCGGTGACGGCGCGTTGATGTTGCGGCTTTCCGACGTCGTTTCGGCGGACGGAGACAGTATTCTTGAGCTCGGAACGGATAGGAAGCTTGCGGTAAAGCCGCGTGAGCTTTCCGCCGACGAGAACAACTATCTCCGTTACGGCAACGACGGCGGCTTCTACATCTCCGGTTCGGATATCCTGTCCGATACGGCGGGCAACCCTCTTACCACGGGCGCAGACGGGAAGATTCTTCTGAATCCTTGTCTGTTGCCGAAGATTCCGCCTATCGTTTCTGAGCAGGCGGGAAACCTCATTACCAAAGACCGCGCGGACGATAGCGCCCTCCTGCTCCATACGGACGTCGTGTCTCCCGATGCCGGGAACATGATTGCCTCCGACGCGGCGAACAAGCTCAAGGTGACGGCGGCCACCGTTTCCTCGGCCAATGCCGCGAACTGCATCACGGTCGACGACTCCGGGCGGCTTATTGTACTTCCGGCTTCCATCATCGACCGTGGTGACGGGTGCCTGCCGGATAACCTCATTGTCCTCAGCAACGCCAACAAGCTTATGCTCAAGCTTGGGCTGCGCTACGATGCGCTCTCGGGGCGTCTGGATTTGCTCGACACCCACAACGCCGTCACCGCCTCCGTGTCTATTCCGACGGCGACCTCCATCTTGGAGAGCGTGACGCTTGAAGACAATCCCGTCGGCCAGCCTGAGGGTCGGTATCTGCACTTCACCTTCCGCAAGTCGGACGGTACGGTCGTGAACACCTACGTGGACATGTCGTCCCTGAAGGATGTGTATACGTCCGGTAAGGGCATTGAGATTCACGACATGGCGGTCAATGTGAAGCTTGCGCCGCGTGATTCGGGGCTTTCCTTTGACGAGGCCGGATGTTTGCAGGCCGGATTTACCGACCTTGCCGGTCCGGGTCTTGTGATTACCGAAGACCCCGAGAGCCTCGGCAAGCAGTTCGAGGTGGCGGTTTGCGAGGGTATTACGCTCACCAAGCACTTCACCCATGATGGGACCGAGGTGCGTGCGGTGGCGGTCAATCTTGACCCTGAGCAGAAGATTCTTGGGCTTGTCCCTGACCCTGATGAGCGGGCTTGCCCGACGCTTGGGTCGAAGCTCGAATTTACTGCCGCCTCCGTCGCCGAAACGCTTGCCGCTGCGGACATGGTGCTGAATGGTTTCGATGGTCAGGTCGTGGATACGTTCCGTTTCTCCGGTCCTTTTACGGCGGTAGAAAGGGATGCGGGTGCTGGCACGCCCCCCATTGTCAGATTCAATCTCAGCGAAGCGGCTGATGCCGTAGGCAATATCGTCGTCGATGCTGATACGAACGAAGCCGAGCTTTATATCAAGCCGGATGAAACTGACCTCTTCCTCGGCGTGAATGCCGAGCACGAGCTGACTGCGACGCTGAAGACG